ATAAACGCTGTCGAGCGTGAGTTGTGCAAGAGGTCGCTCAGCGACTTCCTCCAGTGCGCATGGCCACACATTGACCCTGTGAGATACGTGCACAACTGGCACATCGAGGCCATGGCCGAGCACCTTGAGGCAACCACCACTGGCCAGATCAAGCGTCTTTTGATCAACATCCCTCCAGGAACATCCAAGTCCACGATGACTGGTGTCATGTTCCCTGCTTGGTTGTGGGGTCCGCACGATTGGCCTGGTGCACGCATCATCGGCGCTGCTCACGATCAAGGCCTAGCTGTCCGCGACAGCCGCAAGGTGAGAGAGCTCGTAACTAGCAATTGGTTCCAGAGCCATTGGCCATTGAAGCTGATGGGCGACCAGAATGAGAAGCTCTATTTTGAGAACGAGGCCAAGGGATTCAGGCAGGCAAGTGCGGTTGCTTCCATGACTGGGCGGCGTGGCGACTTCGTGATCTGGGACGACCCGCACACACCTGAGAAGGCACTGTCCGACGTCGACCGAACGAAGACCATCCGCATTTTCCGTGAGACCTTGCCCACTCGCCTCAACGACCCTGAGCATTCGGTCATCATCGTGGTGATGCAGAGGTTGCACGAAGGCGATGTTTCAGGTGAGATCTTGTCCAGCGAGAGCGACTACGTGCATTTGCGCATCCCAATGGAATACGAGCCACAGCTCGCCAAGGCAACCAAGATCGGCTGGCGTGACCCGCGCAAGACCGAGGGTGAGTTGTTGATGCCCAATCGTTTCACGGCTGAGGTCGTCGAGGCATACAAGCGTGACATGGGCTCTTATGCCTACGCTGGTCAGATGCAGCAGCGCCCAGCACCTTCTGGCGGCGGCGTGTTCAAGGACGAGTGGTGGCAATTCCACACCCACCCACCACGGATCAAGTGGCGCACCATCTATGCTGACACCGCACTGAAGACCAAGGAGCAGAATGACTGGTCTGTGTTTCAGTGCTGGGGTTGCTCGGTCGATGGTCAGGCGGTCCTCCTTGATCAGATACGCGGCAAGTGGGAGGCTCCTGATCTGTTGGTGCAGGCACGAGCTTTCTGGAACAAGCACAAGGCTGTGGTCGGCCAAGGCACACTGCGAGCCATGAAGCCTGAGGACAAGGCATCTGGCACAGGCTTGATCCAGACGCTGAAGCGCGAGGGCATGCCTGTGATCCCGATCCAGAGATCAATTGACAAGCTGACCCGCGCGTATGATGCGGCACCATTTGTTGAGAGCGGGCATGTCTCTTTGCCTAGCGACGCACCATGGCTGAGCGACTACCTTGCTGAGTTCTCGTCGTTCCCCAACGGGACGCACGACGACCAACTAGACCCAACGATGGACGCGATTATGGACATCCTTCACGAAGGCGCACAGCGCCCACAAATAAGGGCATTGTAATGAAACTACCAAAGCTGTTCCGACGTGCAGAGACCAAAGAAAGCGCAACCAGCGCGATCATGGTCATGAATCCTGGCCAGCCTGTTTGGTCTCCGAGGGACTACAAGTCATTCGCCGACGAAGGCTACAACAAGAACGTGGTGGCCTATCAAGCAATCAACCGCATAGCTGAAGCCGTCGGCTCTGTGCACTGGACTGTTTGGCGCGGCGAAACTGAGCTCACAGAGTCCCTGTTTTTGGACCTGATCAAGCGACCCAACCCCATGCAGTCGTATCAGGAATACCTGATGGCAAAGGTCGGGTTCCTGATGATCAGCGGCAACAGCTACGAGGAGCGAGTGGTCGTCGGTGGACAGCCGCGCGAGCTTTACAACCTGCGACCCGACCGCATGAAGATCATCCCTTCCACCAACTCAATCCCAGCTGCCTACGTCTACGAGCTCAACTCTCGCAAGGTGCGTTGGGACCTTGACGCTATCACGCTGCAATCCGACGTCATGCACACAAAGCTGTTCAATCCGATCAACGATTGGTATGGCATGGCACCTATCGAGGCTGGCGCATTCGCAATCGACCAGCACAATGAGTCGATGAAGTGGATGCAGGCTCTGTTGCAGAACAGCGCACGACCCTCTGGCGCACTGGTCACCAAGGACGGTGAATCGCTGTCCGACGACAATTACGCACGGCTCAAGGCACAGGTCGAGGAGCAATATCAGGGAGCCTCAAACGCTGGCCGACCGATGCTGCTTGAGGGTGGGTTGAGCTGGCAGGCCATGGGCCTTTCCCCGACCGACATGGGCATTATCGAGAGCAAGTATTCGTCCGCGCGGGACGTCTGCTTGGCCTTTGGGGTTCCGCCTCAGCTGCTGGGCATTCCTGGGGATAACACCTATTCCAACTACGCAGAGGCACGGCTGGCGTTCTGGGAAGACACAGTGATGCCGCTGATCGACCGCATTGCAGCCGACTGGAACAAGTGGCTCGGGCCATTCTTCGGTGACCAAGAGCTGCGTGCCGACCTCGACCAGATCCCAGCCATCGCCGACAAGCGCATGACCCTTTGGGACATGGCCGACAAGTCCAATGACCTGACGATCAACGAGCGGCGTGAGCTAAAAGGGTTCGAGCCGATCGAGGGTGGCGACGTATTGTTGGTCGGCATGGGGCAGATCTCTTTGGGCGACGCAACCGCACCGCTGGACACCGCACCGCCTGCTGATGCATCACCGCCCAACCCCGACGCGGCTGCGGAAGACGAAGAGCTAAAGATGGATTACGACCTGTTGTCCAAGATCGCAGGATACAATGGCAAAAAGACTGACTGATAGCGACCCACGCAGGGAGCAGCGCAGGCAGGAGCGCATTCTGTTGGTGCTTGAGCGAAAGTTCCGCAGGGTTCTTGCGTCTGAGATCGCACGCGCGTCCACTGCCATGGCCGATCAGTTCAAAGCCACAGGCCGCGCACCAGACCTGCCAGAATGGCATGAGCGGGCAGTCGCTGGCTTGTATCAGGAGATGGCCACGTTGTCCATTGAGGCATTCGGAGAGCGTGTCATTGATCAAGGGAAGTCTTTGGGCAAGGTTCTTGAGACCAAGTCATTCCGCGAGTTCTTTTTGCGTCTAGCCACCGAATACCTTGGGCTTGAGATGATCCGCAGGCGCATAACCTCTGTCAGCGAGACCACTCGCCAGCAGGTCGTCAACCAGATCAAGCTCGGCCAGCAGGCAGGCGAGGGTGTTGACGCGATCGCGCGGCGCATCTCTGGGAACATCCCGTTGATCAGCCGACAGCGTGGCGCATTGATAGCACGGACAGAGACCCACGGCGCAGCCAACTATGGCGCTGATGGCGCGGCGCGTGCGACTGGGCTGGACGTGCGCAAGGAATGGGTCGCAGCGGCGGACGAGCGCACGCGGACTACGCACGCTGAGGCTGATGGACAGGTCGTTCCGATTGATCAGCCGTTCCGTGTTGGTGGTGAGCTGCTCATGTTTCCTGGTGATCCAGCGGGCAGCGGAGCCAACATCATTAACTGTCGCTGCGCTATCAGCCACATCGTAGATTGAGAGGCTTTCCAAAAATGTCCAAAACAATTACAATGCAAACAAAGCGCACTGACATAGGCGAGTCCATGGAGCAGAAATTCCTCAGCTTTGAGCTGAAAAGAGAACCAGACACCGACGGCGTGTTCGAGGGATATGCCTCAGTGTTCGGTGTTGTTGATCAAGGCATGGATGTTGTTGAACGAGGGGCATTCGCAAAAAGCCTTGGCAAACGCAAGGTCAAGATGCTGTGGCAGCACGACACCGCACAGGTTATCGGCGTCTGGGACGAGATCAAGGAAGACGAGCGTGGGTTGTATGTCAAAGGCCGAGTGCTGAAGGACGTGCAGAAAGGCGCTGAGGCGATTGCGCTGATGAAGGCCGATGCGATTGACTCAATGTCCATCGGCTACCGCACAATCGCCGCAACAGACGAGGGTGGTGGTGCCATCCGCAAGTTGCTTGAGGTAGATCTGTTTGAGATCAGCCTCGTGACATTCCCGATGCTGCCTGATGCCAAGATCACAGCGATCAAGTCCATCAGCACCATCCGTGATTTTGAGAAAGCCTTACGGGACGTGGGTTTTTCTCAGAGCGAAGCCAAGGCCATTGCGGCTGATGGTTTCAAAGGCCTCGCTGCTCATCGGGACGATGTTGCAGAAAAGGTTGATCCTGAGGAGCTTAAGGCTCTTCAAACACAACTCGCTCAGCTACAGGAGATGTTCAAATGAGTGATCAATTCGATGCCAAGGAATTGGCAAAAGCAGTCGAAGGTGTGAAAACTGGCTTTGAGGCTTTCAAGGAAGCCAACGACCAGCGCATCAAAGAGATCGAAGTTAAAGGCTCGGCTGACCCGCTGCTCGAAGAGAAGCTGGCCAAGATCGAAAAAGACATGGACGCCAAGCAGGCTCGCCTCGACCAGTTTGAGCTGGCCATGAAGCGTCAGTCGCGCACCGTGACCGACAAGAACGGCAACGAGATCGATCTTGACGCCAAAGCTGCCAAGTGGGCAAACATGGTTGCTCGCTCGCGCGGCACCCGCGTTGAAGACTTCGGCGCCAAAGAGCTGGATGGCTACAAGCAGGCATTTGACACCTTCCTCCGCAAAGGCGACGAGATCATCGGCGCTGATGAGAAGAAAGCTCTGTCGGTCGGCACGGACTCTGATGGTGGCTACGTGGTTCACCCCGACATGTCGGGTGCCATCGTCACCAAGGTGTTCGAGACTTCGCCGATGCGTGCATACGCTTCGATCCAAGTCATCTCGACGGACTCTCTGGAAGGTCTGTTTGACCTCGAAGAAGCTGTGTCGGGCTGGGTTGGTGAGACTGATGGTCGCCCTGACACTGGCACCCCTCAGCTCGGCAAGTGGCGCATTCCTGTCCATGAGCTTTATGCCAAGCCAAAGGCCACCCAGAAGATCCTCGACGACGCCGAGATCAACATGGAAGCGTGGCTGGCAGGCAAGGTATCTGAGAAGTTCGCTCGTGACGAAGCTGCTGCATTCGTTTCGGGCAACGGGGTGAACAAGCCTCGTGGCTTCCTGACCTATGTTGACGGCACGACCCTTCCTGGGACGATCGAGCGCATCAACACTGGTGCCAACGGCGCATTCACTGCTGCTCCAAACGGTGGTGATGCATTGATCGATGCGCTGTATGGTCTGAAAGCTCAGTACCGTGCCAATGCAACTTGGTTCATGAACCGCGCGACGACCAAGCTCGCTCGCAAGCTCAAGGACTCGGATGGCGCATACCTGTGGTCCCCTGGGATCGCCGCTGGACAGCCTGCATCGCTTCTGGGCTACCCAATCGCTGCGTTTGAAGACATGCCCAACCCCGCAACGGGTTCGCTGTCGATCGCAGTTGGCGACATGCGCGCTGCTTACCAGATCGTTGATCGGGTGGGCATCCGCACGCTGCGCGACCCCTACTCCGCGAAGCCTTACGTCGAATTTTACACCACCAAGCGGGTGGGCGGCGACGTGATCAACTTCGAGGCAATCAAGCTCCTCGAGTTCTCGACGAGCTAATCAACTGGGGGAGTGGCAATGAGGCTGCTCCCCTGTCCAACACGCTGAGAGAAGGAGTTCTAGAATGCGTGATATGCTGAACAACAAGCAGGTCGTCCACCTTGGCAACCTTACCCTGTCGGGCACCACCCCTGCCGCATCGGCTTGGGTTGATGTCCTAGATTTCGACGCCTGCACACTTATGGTTGTCAACAACACGATCACCGACGCTGGAACAGCTGCTGGGTTTACCTGTGCAGTCCAGCACAGCGACACGACTGCTGCTGCTGATGCGGCTGCGATTGCTGCTGGTGATTCGGTTGACGGTCAAATCTCGATCGCTGTCACGGCTGATGGCGCAGGCGATACCGTCGCTGGTGGTATCGGCTACAAAGGCTCGAAGCGTTACGTTCGTGTCAATGTGGTCGGAACCACAGGCACCGACGCAGATGTTTCGATCGTCGCTGTGCTTAACAAGCCACACCGTGCTGCCACGACCTTTGTTGGCACAAAGGTTGCTGCGACCTGATCTTCGTCAGTGGGGCTGGCTGGTGCTGGCCCCATCACTAAGAACAGGAGTTGGTTATGGCCACCGCAAAGATCACCAAGAAAGACGGATACCGCTGCGCACCTGATGGAATTCGCGTAAGCACCTTTGGGTTCGGCGAGATCGTTGAAGGGAAGGTTGCCGACTGGGCGCTGGCTGACAAAGCTGCGCAGCGAATGTTTGATCCTCGTGAGGACACCAAGGTCGAGAAAGTTCTTGAAACCAAGGTCCGCACCCGATCCAAGAAAGGACAAAGCTAATGGCAATCCGCGTCCCTGTTGGGCTGTTTCAATACCAAGGCTCTGAGCTGGTAACACCACCAGCCATTGAGCCTGTAACCCTTGAAGAGATGCGCCAGCACTTGCGCATTGAAGACGAGGACGAGCATGAATACCTGCTTGACATCATCGCTGAGGCGCGTGAGGAGATTGAGCAGGCTTCTGGGCTTAGCTTGATCACTCAAACATGGAAGCTCGCCATCGACCGCTGGCCATCGGGCAAGCAAGAGTGGTGGGATGGTGTTCGTCAAGGCCACATCAACGAGCTGTATGGGCCAAACAGCTATTCCGATCTGTTCCTGCCGAAGTATCCTCTGCTGAGCGTTGATTCTGTCAAAGTCTACGATGAGGACAGCAACGAGCAAACAGTCAGCCTCGCATCCACGTTCGATGTTGACGCAATCCAACGTCCTGGTCGCCTAACGCTGAAGTTCGGCTCGACTTGGCCTATTGCTTTGCGCGCAAACAACGCGATCATCATTGAATACACAGCTGGCTATGGCTCAGCAGCTAGCGACGTTCCTGCACCTCTGCGCAGAGCTGTCAAGGCACTGGCTGCGTATTTGTTCAACCACCGTGGGGACGGGTGCGACCCTGTTGAAGCGATGAAGATGAGCGGCGCGGCAACTGTGGTCAACCGCTACAGAACGCAACGGATCTAAGATGCAGATTGTAGCCTATGACTTGACAGCCGAACAATGGACTGAGGTCTTGAATGGCAACAAAGCGTTTGCTCTTCAGATCAAGACAGCCAACAACGTTCGGCTGCATTTTAACGACAGCGCGACAGCACCAGCCATTGATGCGGAACACATCCTGATCGACAGCTTTCCTCCTGCGTTCGACTTTGAGTGCCAAGAGCAGACTAGCCAAGCTCGTGTTTGGGCAAGGGCAGACAGAACACCCGCCAAGGTCGTGGTCGTCAGGAGAATGATATGAAATGCTGCGACGTTCACGCTGGAATGCTCAACACGCTCATATCGATTGAGCGTTCGAGCAAGACGGACGATGGCGCTGGTGGATTCACCGAGAGTTGGGTGCGTTTGCGTGGCTCAGCCAAGCGTGCTTTGGTCAAGAGCTTCTCTGGCAGAGAGCAATGGTCAGGTGAGCGGGTTGAGGCGCGGACTGCTCTGCGGATTGTTTGCCGCTACACTGACAACATCCTGCAGACCGATCGTGTTGTGATCAGTGGCAAGCGATATGACATCGTGGCTATGAACAACGTTGAGTTCGCGGACAAGTGGCTCGAGATCGATCTTGCTGGCGGGGTTCCAACATGAGCGTTACGCTGAGGCTTGAAGGAACAGAGGCTTTAAATCGTGCGCTGCGCAGGCTGGACGAAGATGCGCAAAAGGAAGTCAAGAAGGCTGTTGACGCAACAGGCCTGTCGCTGCGTGGAGCTGTGGTCAAGAAGTATCAGCGCGGCCCAGCCACGGGTGAGATCTATGAGAAATACAATCCTCGCCGCACCCACCAAGCCTCTGCTGCTGGCGAGGCACCCGCAACGGACACAGGTCGGCTGGCCAACTCTGTGACGATTGAGGACGCTGGGCCAATGACGATTGAGGTGGGCACAGAGGTCGAATACGGACCTTACCTAGAGTTCGGGACACGCACCATCGCACGGCGTCCAAACTGGGTTCCGTCTGTGCAAGAGGAAGAGCCCAAATACGTGCGTCGTGTTGAGGCTGCTATAAGGAGGGCCGCACGATGAATGGCGAGAACCTACAGCGAGCAATCTACAACAAGCTGACTGGAGACGCAACGCTGATGGGGCTGATTGACGGGGTGTATGCTGATGTGCAGCAGCCTTTGGATGCAGGGTCGGACGTGCCGTTTCCTTACGTCACCATCGGCAGCGACAACCTCGCGCCTTGGGACAGCAAGACATTCTTTGGGACAGAGGCTTTGTGCCAGATCGACATTTGGTCGCGCGCGAACAACTTCCTTGAGGCAAAAGGCATAGGCTCGGCGATCACCAATGCACTTCACCAACAGCCGCTGACAATCGCAGACGCATCGCATGTCATGACTGTGCAGCAATCTTCTGTGTATTCCAAAGACCCTGATGGCCATACCAAGCGGGGCATGTTGATGTTCCGTGTTGTGTTCACGAGGAGCTAATCAATGGACTTTCCAAATTCCTTATTTTCAATTACAATCCAACCAGGACCAAACACAAGGAGTCTGACCAATGGCTGACACAGGCCGCGACCTACTGATCCTGAAAAATGCCGTGGCCATTGCTGGGGCTCAGGAAAACGGCGTTTCCGTCGATAACTCTCCCGTTGACATCACCTCAATCGGCGATGACGGGTTCCGCACCCTTGCTAATTTTGCGGGCATGCGCGCACTGGACATCTCAGTTTCGGGTGTTTGGGCAGACAAGACCATACGCGAATCAGCACTCGGTTCCGCGCTGTTGCTGGACGACATCACGATTGAGTTCGCTGATGGTGGTGACATCTCTGGCGACTTCTACATCGCCAACTACGAAGAAACAGGTGCGCATGACGGTGCTGTTACCTTTACCGCATCACTGCAATCCTCTGGGGCGTGGACCTACACGGCGGCGACCTAACCAATGAAACAGATCAACATTGAATGGCTAGGGGAGAAGTTCACCATCGGTGAGCATGAGGCTTTTGAGCTCGGCGAGCGTCTTGAAGACATCGTTACGCTGGCTGAGCTCGCATCCATGGCGGAAAGGCCCAAGTTCCGCAAGCTGGCACGTTGTTACGCAGAGATGCTAAACTTCGCTGGCGCACGAGTGACCGCTGAAAAGGTTCACTCAAAGATGATGGATGAGATCAAAGGCCTCGACGAAAGCAAGAAGACGCTGATTGTGGCTGAAGCCATCGGCACGCTGATCGAGATACTCATGGACGGTGCACCAGCGGGTGAGGAGCCAGACGAAGGAAAAAAGACGAGCCGTTCGTCAAAGGCTGCTACCTGATCGCAGTTAAGAAGCTCGGGATTCAGCCTTCCGAGTTTTGGCGAATGAGGCCTAGGCACTTCTGGTGGTTGTTGGATGCTGAGAAACCAAGTCGCAAGAAGCTGACGAACGAAACAGCTAAGCGGCTCAAGAAGTGGATGGAACGACGCAATGCTGCCAAGCCTTAAGGTCAAGATCGGAGCTGATGTCAGTGACTTCTTAAGAGGCACAGGCGACGTTCAAGCAAGGCTACGGCGTTTGGCAAGAGTTGCAGCTGCTGCTGCAGCTGCAGTCGCTGCTTCAACAGCGGCGATCTTTGTCCGAACAGCACAGGCTCTGGACGCACAAGCCAAGCTGGCGCAATCGCTCAACACGACCGTCAAGTCAATGCAGGTCCTTGAGCGAGCTGGTGAGCTGGCGGGTGTCAGCATGTCTGGCATCGAGCAAGCCACCAAAGACCTGACGCGTCGCCTTAGCCAAGCAGCCTCTGGCACTGGACCTGCTGCAGACGCTCTAAAGAGGCTCAATTTGAGCGCAGGAGAGTTGATGAACATGCCGCTGGACGAGCGGGTGCTGCGCATCAACGAAGCCATTGCTGAGTTCGTTCCTGCGGCTGAGCAAGCTGCTGTTGCTGGGCAGCTGTTCGGCGAGGAAGGCTCGATCGCCATGGCACGGCTCGACAGCGAGACACTTCGGCAAGCAACCCAAGACGTGCGCGACTTTGGAGTGGCCATTGGCGAGGATGCAGCTGATCAGATTGAGCGGGCCAACGATGCTCTGAGCAGGATAGGGCTGGTGTTCCGTGGGATGGCCAACCAGCTGACAGTGGCTCTTGCTCCTGCTGTTGAAGCGTTGGCCACCGCATTCACAGACGCAATGAGGATCGGCCAGCCGTTTCGAAATGTTCTTGATGGCATCTTCTCGCGCATCCCTGCGTACCTTTCAGCTGTCACCGCATTCGCTGGGTTCATGGCAGGGAAATACATCGTGGCTTTGGTGGCTGCTCGAGTCGCCACGATGACGTTCGCTGGGTCACTGGTTGCTGTGCGCGCGGCGCTGATCCGCACTGGCATAGGTGCTCTAGTTGTTCTTTTGGGCGAAGTCATCTACCAGATTGCCCAAGCCTCGCAAAAGGTCGGCGGGTTCGGCAACTTGCTAAGCATGCTGGGCGACATCTTCAAAGCAGCATTCGACGGAATGATTATCGTGGCTCAGTCTTGGGGTCTGCGGTTCCAAGCATTCGGCAAAGACATCGAGGCCATATGGATTAGTGTCATCGCCAACCTTGCTCAGAAATGGGCTGACTTCCTTAGCATGATCGCACCTGCGTTAAACAAGGTAGCAGAGAAGCTCGGCACAGAAGGCATCGACGCATTCGGTGCGCAGTCTTATGCCTCAATGCTTGAGAACGCTGCACTCAACCGCACCACAGAAGCCAATCGCCTGCGCGAGCAAGCTGAAGGGATGGCTGGTGGCGCATTCGCTGGCCTAGCAGAAGCAGTGGGAAGGTTCGGCGAGGCCTTGAGCGGAGCGACTGCTGAGTCGGACGCGCTGACCGCAAGCACAGTTGACCTCGGCAGCGTTGGGGCAACCAACATCAATGCGACAGCTGGTGCAGCCGAGAACCTTAAGCGGGTGCTGACCGAAGCTCAATCACGCGCCAAGTCTGCGGCCGATATGATCGGTCAGCAGATGGAAGAGGCATTCATGAGCATGGTCGACGGAACAAAGTCCGCTGGCGATGCGTTCAAAGGCATGGCTCGCTCCATCATCGCAGAGCTTTATCGCATCTTCGTTGTGAAGCGCATCACAGGCTTTATAGCCAACGCAATCGGCACAGCAATGGGCGTGCCAGCAGCTGCAACGGCACCAGCGGCTGCCAACTACGAGGGCGGCGGCTACACTGGGCGCGGGCCAAGGTCTGGTGGGGTTGATGGGCGTGGTGGGTTCCCTGCGATCGTCCACCCCAATGAGACGATCGTCGATCACAACAAGGCAGGTTCGCAAATGTCAAGCGGAGCAACTGTGATCCAGCACAACACGTTCGGCAACGGCGTCACACGGCAAGAGATGAATTCAATCCTGCCCAAGCTCGTTGAGACAACCAAGGCTGCTGTGTTTGACGCCCAGCGGCGCAGCCCGAATGGACTTGGATACGCATGACGACTCCCATAGCCCTCCCAACACACACCAGGATCCGCAGCGTCAGCATCACAACTCAGAACGCAGTGGCCATCGAGGAAAGTCCGTTTACCTTCACACAGCAGGCTCAGGCCAATCCTGGCCAGCGTTGGCTGGTTGACGTTGCTCTGCCGACGATGAAGCGTGCGGACGCTGAGCGCTGGCTCGCGTTCCTGACGAGCTTGCGGGGCAGGTTCGGGACATTTTACCTTGGCGACCCTTTGGCTGCAACTCCGCGCGGCACTGCTACGTCTGCAACGGTCTCTGGCTCGGCTGGGTCAAGCACAGTTACAGTTTCGATGAGCGGCACCCTGTTGGCTGGCGATTGGTTCTCGTTGACTGTTGGGACGACCAAGTATCTGCACAAGGTTCTTGCTGATCGTTCTGGTTCTGGATCGATGAGCATTTATCCATCTTTGCGCACCACAGTGTCGTCTTCGGCTGCTGACTTGACCTATGCCCAAGGAACATTCCGACTGGCTTCAAATGACACCAGCTGGAACATCAACGAGGTCGAGCACTATGGCATCAACTTTAGCGCAGTAGAGGCTTTGGCGATATGAGCAGATCAATCCCATCGGCTCTCCTGACTGCTTTAACACAGCCTTCAATCCAGCCGTATCACGCGATTGAATTGCAGTTTGACAGCGGCACCATCCGACTTTGGACAGGCTACGGTGAGCGCATTATCGAGAGCAACATCTATTATGGCGCTGGGCAGCTGTTGGCGATCAGCGGAATTGAGGAGGTCGGCGACCTTTCAGCCAAGGGCATCAACCTGACGCTGACAGGCATTGACCAGACCATCGTCTCGCTGGCACTACAGGAGCCTTATCAGGGCAGACCATGCCGTGTGTTGTTCGGCGAGACGAGCGTCACACAGATTGTTGAAGTGTTCGCTGGTCTCATGGATGTCATGACGCACGAGAAAGGGCCAGAAACTGTAACGCTGTCCCTGAGCGTTGAAAGCAAACTGGTGGCTTTGCAGCGTTCAAACACCCGTCGCTACACGCAACAGAATCACATTGCTCGCAATCCTGGGGACAATTTCCTCTCGACTGTGGCTTCGCTTCAAGACAAGGAAATACAATGGGGCACAGGGAAAGTCTAATCGCTTACATTGAAGAAAGCAGGAACAAGTGCTTTGATCTTGGCAAGCACGACTGCTTTACCTTCACCAATGGAGCATGGGCGGCGATGCACGGCGAAGGCTACGCTGACAAGATCATGGGCAAGTATGCCAAGTGCGGACCCAAGGCTCTCAAGACTTTGATCAACAAACACTATGGAGCAGACACGATTGAAGAGGCACTTGACAAGCACTTGACGCGGGTTGAGGGGATGCCATCGCGCGGTGCATTGGTTCTTACGACCAAGGTCGGGCGTTGGATTACGGGCAGTGCTTTGGGAATAGCCAACGGGACGAATGCGGTGTTCGTCGGCGACAGCGAGATTGCTTTCTTGCCGCTGAGCGAAATTGAAGGCGCATGGATTAAATGAAACAGCCATTCAACGTCATGCGCCACAACGACTGGGACCGCGTTCCGCGCGACCCCATTACCGTTGGCACGCTGATTCTTGGTCAGTCTTTGGCTGCGACCTCAATTTTGACAATCGGCACTTACACTTTGACGCTTGGTGCTGTTGTTGGTTACCTTGCCACCACTGCCATAACCTCGCTGGCTGTTGCGGCATTGGCCCCTAAAGCACAGGGACAGCCCAACTCACCAACGCTAATCAATTCGCGCGGGGCTGCTTCCACCCAAGAATACGTCTATGGCGAAGTCCGCAAGGGCGGCACCATCGTGTTCATGGAAAGCACGAACAGCAACTTTAATAGTGGGAGGAACGAGGATAAATTCCTGCACGTTGTCATCGCGCTGGCAGGCCACAGAGTTCAAGAGGTCGGCGATATTTACGTCAACGATCAGGTCGTAAGCCTTGATGGAAGTGGCTTCGTAACTGATAACAGGTGGCTGATCAAGAAGTTCCCGTCTGGGAACGATCGCAGCGTAGGCGAATACGTTAAGACCATTCGCATCCGCAAATACAACGGATCACAGACGACCGCTGACAGCGAATTGGTTTCAGAAACATCCGCAACGTCGTCTTTTGTTGGCAAGAACATCGCCTACATATATGTTCGGATGCAGTATGATTCTTCCAACGAGGTTTTCGCCAACGGCGTGCCAACCTTCACAGCTGTAATCAAAGGCAAGCGCGTGTTTGATCCGCGCACTGGCACAACAGCTTGGACCGAAAATGCGGCTCTGTGCATCCGAGACTACATCACGTCTGAATATGGCTTGAACGATCCGTTGGTGGACAACACCTACTTCTCTTCGGCAGCTAACGACAGCGATGAGTTCGTCACCACTGTTGGCGGCGGCTCGCAGAAACGGTACACAATTAACGGGGTGGTAAACGCAGCATCAACCACTGGTCGTGCATTGCAAGAGATGGTCCAGTGCGTCAACGGCGATCTGTATTTCTCTGGCGGTGCTTGGAAACTGCGTGTTGGCGTTTATGAGGCACCAGTCAAGACATTTACGCTGGCCGACCTTCGCTCCACGATCTCGGTGCAGACTCGGTTCTCTCGCAGAGAGAGCTTTAACCGCGTAACAGGCACGTTCGTTGATAAAGGCAGCGACTACATTGAGCAGGACTATCCTTCCATCGAGAGCTCAGCATTCTTGGCTGAGGACAACAATATCGAAAACACACTGGATGCGTCGTTCCTGTTCATCAACGATGGCGCACGAGCTCAGCGCGTTGCAAAGCAGATGCTGTTCCGCATGCGCGAGCAGATGACATTCATCGCTGAGTTCGGGCTCAATGCGATCGGTGTTGAGGTTGGCGACACTGTGCGGCTGACAATCTCCGACTACGGATGGACCAACAAGGAGCTTCAGGTCTCGTCTTGGCAGCTGCTGATTACCCAAGAAGGTGGTGTGCGCGTCAAGATGTCGCTGCGCGAGACGAGCTCGGCTGCATTCAACTGGAATGCCGAAGAGCAAGAGATAATCAAGAACAACACCAACCTGCCCACCCCATTCGGCGGGTTGACGATAAACAACCTGACAGTGGCTGGTGGTGGGCGGCTTCAGGGCGACGGGACGTTTATCAACTCTGCGATCTTGGGCTGGGACGAGGTTGAGAGCACCTACGTCAGCTACTACGAGATTCAATGGAAGGCTCTGGTTGACAGCGCATACAACACCACACGTTCGAACGACCCCAGCCTTGAAATCATGCCGTTGGTCGACGGTGTTGAATACATCTTCCGTGTGCGCTCTGTTACTATAGCAGGCATCAGCGGCTCTTGGGCGAGTGCCACGTTTACGGGTGGCGGCGACACAACCGCTCCTGGGCTGCCCACAGCCATAACCGCAGCAGGCGGGTTCGGTTACATCACAGTGCGATGGACAAATCCTGCAGACCTCGACTTTAACTTTGTTGAGGTTTGGGAG